TGTTTGCCCCGGAAATGGATCGTTACCTGGGCATAGTAAAAAACGTGTTCTGGCGAGGAATAGTATCCCGCGGTAGTAAAGTCGAGTGGCGCACGCCCCAACAGCGCTACGAAGAGGGAGCGGCGCCGATCTCCGCGCTGAGGGGCACGTGGCGCTCATTTCAGCAGCAAGGAGTAGAGTATGCTCGAGAGTCCAGTGCGCGATGAATTCATCGTGGCCCCCTCCCGCGCCCCCAGGCTTGACGTGAGCGCACCGCTCTCGGCGAAATTTCCTGATATACTCTCGTCTGCGGCCACGATAAATTTACTCTTCAAGTATACATTCTAGTACGCGAAAAGTCTACTCCTTGCTGCTGAAATGAGCGCCACGTGCCCCTCAGCGCGGAGATCGGCGCCGCTCCCTCTTCGTAGCGCTGTTGGGGCGGGGACCGCCAGGGGTAGGCATTTTGAAAGGAAATTGCACATGACGTTAGAACAATTTCTCGAACTGGTACGATCAGGCGAGGTTGATTTGTGGATTCGTCGATATCCGGATCCTGAAGAGGTGAAGCAACGAATGATGGATCCGACCTTTACGGACGAGACAATCACCAGGCTACAAGTAGAACTCTATGTGGGGCACAGATCAGACAAAGGAAAGCTGTTTGAGCTTTTCCAGGTGGTCAACACTCATCCACTCGAGATTTATTTGTTGCTCAACAGAGGTGACGCACAGGTGTGCATGGTGCCTTCGGAGCACTGGCAGTCCTATCGAAAGATAGAAGAAGATGAAGAGACCTATTACCGGTGTGATCCGTGCGCTGATGCTCGTGATACGATGATCGAGGGGACACTCGAACTACCAAAGGAACTGGACACCCCTACTAAAGTGCTGGACTTTCAGAAGCATCAGAAGGGAAAGAGGGAGAGCTAAGGCGCTCTCCCGCCAGCTCCAAGTTTTAAGCGAACAAGGCGGTCCGTCCCCTTGTTCACTACCCGTGCCATCACCACACTATCGATTTCTATAATGGTGACATGCTCACCATAGCCGCCTGCGCTTGCGTGTGCCGGGATCACGCTCTCGCCTGCGTGTACCACTGCAATGCCAGTCGATTGAATGTACCCTCCACTCGCCAGGTAGGGGATTTGCGGAATGTTCGGGTGAATATGGATGGGCCCAAGGTCAATACCGATAGAATCTATCCCACCGATGAAGCCGTTGATCATGCCGATGATCCAGTTGATGGCCTGCCTGATATCCCCTACGATGCCATTCCATACCCCGGAGATGAGCGAGCCTAGCCCGGAAAATGCGCCGCCTATGGCTGAGATGATGCCTTGAATGAATGAGCCGAACTGGGAGAATGCAGCGCCGGCAAGCTGAAATACCAGACGCCAGGCTGAGAGCCAGATGGCAATCCGGGTGCCAATCCAGTCAAACACAGCGCCTATGGCTGCCCCTCCCGCATGCGCAACCCCACCAAGCCAACTGAACGCAGACCCTATCGCTGAAGTCACGACATGTGCAACCCCGCCAAGCCAGGAGAAGCGAGCCCCGATCCAGCCCGAAACCGTGGCCCACACATCGCCCAACCACTTCGTGATAGCTCCCCAGTGCTGGATTGCTAGAATGATGCCGATCACGACTGCGGCCACAACCGCGGCCACCAGGATATAGGGTAAAGCGGTCGCGATGGTAGCGGCGGCAACCGCCCATTGACCGGCGGCCCACACCCCGAGCCGGAGGATGAGCGCCGGCAACGAGGCAATAAATTGCCCGATCTTCATCGCCAGCAGACCAGCAGCGACAGCAGCAAGCGCAGCCCCTAGCGCGATAGCAGGCGCCGATCCCTGCTTAAACCAGGTGACGAGATTCTGGAAGAACTGGACCACGGCCACGCCCGTTGAGACGATCTTCAGGAACCCAGGAATAAGCGTACCTGTGAGAAAACTGGCAAACGAGGATATCGCCGGCATACCATTTTTGCTGAACCACTGCATGAATTGCGTTAGGATGGGCATGACGGCTGTCCCAATCTTGATGCGTAAATCTTCAAAGGTGTTCTTGAGAATCTGCAACGCGCCTGGAAATGTCTTGCCCGCAGCCGCGGCACTTCCCCCAAACTCCTTAGTGAGTTCTTGCAGGATCACGGCCTGCGCCTTGCCTTGCTGGCCCGATGCCATGAAATTCTTGATCATCTCTTTTTGCGTAGTGGAGAACGTGACGCCAATTCTTGAAAGATTGGTCAATCCTGCAATCGGGTCGTTGAGCGCCTTGCCGACCTGGATCGTGCTTGTTTGCAGGTCTTGATGCATGCCCTGGGAGAGATCAAGAACGGCTTGTGTGGCCTGCGGAAAGATATTCTTGCCGATATTAGTGAAGGTGAGTAGCATGTTTTCACCGCTCTGCACGGTATCATGAGAAAACATGGTTGTTTGAGAGAAAGCGTCGGCAAGGTCATTCAGTGAGGTCGCCGTCATGCCTGAAACATCATGCGTCGACTTCAAGACCTGGTTGGTCTGGGCTGCAACGAGTTGGTGGGCCTCTGTGACCTTCACCACCTCTTCTGTCTGGTCTTTGAGGAACCCGAGCGCGCCTCCGACCGTCATAATGCCCGCATCGATGGCGGCAAATTCAAGGCCGCGTTCAAGTAGATGCTTAAAGCCGCCCGAGGTATGCTCAGCAGCATCACCTGACTTCTTCAGGCTACCAGAGATGGTTTCACCAGACTTTTTCGCACTCTCCCCGACCGAGGACATGTCGGATTTAACCGCTTTAACCCCGCTAGACAAATTGGAGATGTCGGCGCGATATTTGACAAGAATGTCACCCATCATCACGCTCATGATGTTTCCTCCAATTGTCGAATGCACTCGTCAACGAGTAGCGCAGACACGACAGCCCAGCCGATGCGGTCCGTCTCTTGTTTGTTCTCGCGGTAGTCTGCCTCACAGAGCAGATAGACATGACCATCTTTCTCATATCCCCGGACGTACTGCTCAGCGAGCAGTTCACAGAACTGACCGAACTCGTTCGTCAACTGCCAGCCAGGCGAGGCGAAGAACACGTTGAGTGATAAGCACCCGGTTCTCGCCTGCGCCTCGATCGCGTCATGATCGGTCAGTACCTGGGGATAATCGCGCAACGCAGCCATACAGCCCATCGCCATGCCTACACCCTGCACTCTGATGCGATCATCAGGCAGCGTGTACACATACCTGGTTGGCTGCCCGACAACAGCCGGCTTGTCCTTGTTCATTGCTCTCTACCTCAGCGCCGCGTGCTTTCGATGAGACGCGCCAACGCACGCTCAACGCCGGCTGTCGGGCTCGGCGTACTTTCTATAAGCGCCTGCTTGCCCTCGCGCAGCGCCTCATCGACCTTCAGACGGGTGTTGATCAACTTGAGCTGAAGATTGATGTCTGCTTCGGCTTCTTTTTCCTCGAAGATCGACGGCGCGCTGGCATTGCTGTACACATCAAACCCTTGAAGCTGATTTGCCCTCGTGCGGGCGTTCCTTGATTCAAGGGAAGCCAGCTCACTGGCAACGATTTTGGCATGCTTCATAATCATAGTGCTCGCTTCCTTGATGCGAGCATGGGAGGTCGCGTTCAAGTACCCCGCCTTGGCCTCGCCACCTGCGCCGGACATGGACATCATGCCGTAGTCGGATGAGTTGCTGCCCGTATAGCCCAGGTCGATGCCCGCTTGCACGTAGGCTCTCAGCGCTGCTTCAAGGCCGGGTAGCACATCCGTCTCAAGGGCGGCCAAAGGGTCAGCGCCGTTGGAAAACAGTTCTTGGATACTGGCCCGTAAAGCGTTGGTCAAATCAGAAAAATCGTCGTAGCACCAATCGTCCAATTGCTGAGATTGATAGTTCGTGGCGAAATCTTTGTTGCGTAGGAGCATGTTATAGTCCTGCCTTCCTTTGATGGCGGTAATGGTGCTCTCCGTGTTCATGGGAAAAACGACACAACTTCCCTCCATGATTTGCACTTCGATGAGGTTGCGAATGCTCTTGCCGTTCTCTTTGACGTACTCAAATTGATGAGCTTTGTAACCCATTGACTGAGACGTCAATGATCCCTGCTTGAATGAGTTGTAGATATCACGCCCAATCTGCAGGTCCATGTTGAGCTGGGTGCGCGTCCAAAGCCCCTTGTGGTCTTCTTGCGCATCCACGATGAGGCCCGGTGGAACTTGTGAATAGTCGTGGTTAAAGAGGTACGGCCAAAGCCCTTGCAGCCCTTGCGCTTTCTTGCGACTATAACTTTCGGCGAGCGTTTTCCTGAAAGCGCCTGGCATCGTCCGATCGTCGCCCAGATCCACGACGCGCGTCGTGTTGAGGTACCCTTCCACCAATCCTTGGGCATCGTTTACCGCTTTGACTTCGCCCCGGATGGGCAGGTACTCTATTTTCCTTTGAAGCTTTGCAGTTCGCGTCATGACCACAAAAAAGCCTCCTTTCTGTGATCTATCCCTATCCAGAAAGGAGGCTTTGTCGCTCGCTCACTCGCATTCTGGACATGTTGTTACATCATTCCAGAGTGCGCGCTCGAAGCGGCGGCTCATCGCGATGGTGACACTCGAAGTATCGGCCATCTGTATTCAGTTATGGCGCCTATAGTTGGTATGCGCTCTCTCTATCGGTAGTTTCCAGCGCGATGCAAAAAGAACAGACCAACCAGGCAACGGGCGAAAGGAACATCGCATGCATACGAGGCTCCCAGGATTTTCTACCGCCATTATAGCACATCACGGCCTATGGAGCACCTTGACTCTTCGCGATCGTTCGTTTTGCGAGTTCCTGCTTGAGTAGCTCCCAGATGTCAGCCAACACCGGATTCAGCTCAAGCAGCTTTGTCTGACCAGGCCAGAGCACAGATATCAGGTCGGCAAAGTCGGCCTCGAGTGATTTCACGAGTTCGAAGAGATAGACCGTCCGAACAAGTTCCTTGTCAGTGAGGCTTGCGATACGCTCGCGCAGTTCTGTTTCGTCTTCTGTGTTCATCGTTCCTCCTTTTGCATGTAGCCGATGCCAGGCGTCCCACGCGCAATCAATTCGTCGATCCTGGCTATCTCCGTCTCAATAAAGGGATGCTTGCCTTGCTGGTCACAAAATACCACTCCATAGTCCCACAGGTCCTTGATGCCGGACACCTGGGCCAGGCTGCATTTCTCTACTTCGGGCCTGCCACTCCAGGTAAGATGACGCCATTCAACCCAGGAATCAATCAGGCGAAGACTTTCCCCGCGCACATTTTGAATGACGTACTGCTTTTCGAGATAGGGCACAAGCTCTTGCAGTGTTGCCATGGGCTCAATCCTTTTCCTCAATCGTTCCATCTACAGCCTCCAGGCGTTTCGCGATTCCCTCGAGCATTTCTATCTCTTCGTCGGTCAATGCTTGCAGGGTAGTATCACGTGCACCGTGAATGTCAACTCGTCGCTTCTCAAGCTCAGCGATGCGCTGCTTTAAGACGTCTATCTCCTGCTGGTCATGGGCATATTTCACTATCAGCGCGACGTACTTATCGACTCGCTCGCGGTCTGGGGAGGAGCGTCCAGCTTTTTGCGCCATATCAGGCCACACGGCATCATAGAGCGTTCGCTGTAGCAGGTCTGTCGCAAGGTCCAGCGATGTCTCAATCTTATTGCGTATCGCGTCGCGCCGCTCTTGCCGCAGATCCTCAAGCGCCTGCTGGACATGCGGCAAGGACAGCCAGCGCCGGGCCGTCCGTTCGCTGATGTGCAGGCGATCCGCAGCGTCGCTGATATAATGCACCAGGAGCAACGTCTCAAGAAATTCTTCCTGTTTTGGCGTGATCTTGCCGCTTTTGGCCGCTTTTTCAGGCGGTTCCACCTGTTTTAAGGGTGTAATGCGTGTCAGATGTGTGCTCATATTCGCCTTCCTCTCACATCGCCAGTCTTCCGATGACTGGATGAAACATGAAACACCTACCCCCCCTACCACTGTTTCATGTTTCACATCGCCAGCGAGAACGCTTCGCTATAGTCGATGGCATGCTGCACTTCTTCCTCGCGGGCATGCTTGCGCTGCTTCTTCGCCTTCGCCTCCTCGGTATCCTTGCGCGGGTTGGCTCGCATGTAGGCCCGCCAGTCCGCTGCGTCCCAACAATAATACAGGTCATCGCCGCGCCGGGCCGGTGCAATGATGCACACCCATTCGCCGTTGCCCAACTGGTGCGCCTGTGCGCGATCGGCCCCCAGTTCCAACTGGCAAAACGCTTCTAATAGCTTGGCTTCGGTTTTATTCATGCTCCCTCCCGTTCCTTATATACTAGCACCGCTCATGCGGACAGCGATTCATCCCGTCATCATGCGACCGCGCTCCCAGCGCTCACAAATTTCGCACACGATTTGCCCTTGGCCTGCGAAGCGGTAGTGGTCATAGCGCAAGCCATAGCGCCAGTGAAGCCAGGGGTCACAGCACACCCTATAATCGCCCTGTCGCTTCATTGCTCGTAGAGCCCGGCGATGGCGGCGCAGGCCGCGGCGCAAATCCCTGGTCAACACTGCGGGAAGCGTGCTCGCAGGCCAGAGTTCCGACTCGCTTACCAGAATCGAGCGACTTACTCTTATAAGGAACAATAACATATCGATACTCATGACGCCCTCCGCAATGCTTGCAGGGCTTGACGCCGTTTCTTGATACGCTCTTTCAAGTCCTCCGTTTTATTGATGCGATGAGTCAAGCAGTAGACCTCATAGCGGTCGAGCTTTTTACGATAGGAACCATGCACACCATAATCAGTAGCGTATTCACCACCCGAATCAATCACCACGCTTGCGGTATGGTCCTCATGCTCATGCTTGCGCCACGTCGCCCGGAATCGCTGATTCCTGATAGGATTGTCGAAACCCGCCGCTTCGTGCCACGAGAGAGCATTATTCATCTCAGCAATGACAACCGGGGCCAGATCGTCGGTATCCCCACCAGCGCAGCACTCCACAGGTGAATCCAGTAACCCCCCCCCACATCCGGCGGCGCTTCCGCTGGAGCTGGTCGGCTCAGCACAAACGCTTCCACCAGAGACGCCGGGGTGAGTGCTGCGTCGAGAATGCGGGCGAGCCCTCGCCGGTTCACATGGATGCCGTCAGAGCGCAGCAGGACGCCCGAGGGCATCATAGCAATACACTTGCAGGCGTGCACAATGTCCCCGATGCGTTGGAAGAACGGCCAGGAGATGCGCTGCTTCACCTTGTCTCCAATCGGGAAACATTCATTGACGGTTGCGAGCGCCGGGCAGAGTGCAATCACGAAGTCATAGGCGGCTTGTGCCTCGACTCGTGCATCAAACGCGACGATGAAATGGCCGCGGCCAGGTCGCCGCGGAAAGTACAGTGAGGCAACGCCGCCCGCTGCGAGTTGCGTCATGTACTCCTTATAGTGCGCGTCATGCTCTGGCTGCTTCTCATCGAAGTCAAAATGGAGAAAGTAGGTCGAACCGTCCTCAAAGAGCGGATTCGAGCCGTAGATATGATGGAGATCCCCCGCGAGGTAGGCATCGAAATCCGGAGTGTAGCCCACCTCGGTAATCGATTTATGTTTGTCGCTGGCATTGACGCGCCCGGTCGCGTAGATGAGTTGCCCTTGCCCCCATTGTCGCTGCAGCCACTCCTTATAGATGATATCTGGGTCAACCGCCGGGGTGCTTGGGGGGGTGTTACTGGATACTTCGGTCGGCGTGCTATGACCAGCGGAAGAAACTTCCGAATCATTAGTATAAAGAGGGGATTCGGAAGTTTCTTCCGCTGGTTCCTGCTTCTCTCGACCAGCAGACAAATTGTTAGCAGGTCCTGCCTCTCCCGTCGGCTCAAGCTGAGCGTCGAGCCGACAGATAGCGTCGAACTGTTCAACCATCGCGCTATCCTGGGGGAGCATCGCCGGCCGTGATCTGACTGTGAGTTTCTTCTGGCAATGCTTACAGACGATAGCAGTTTCGATCTCCAGGTCGTTGTCACACAGGAGGCACTGTGCCTTGCGTGGATGATAGCCTGACTTTGGACGCTCAGGGACATCGATGGTAGCAGGTGTTGAGAACGGCTCGAGGAGTTGGACGGAAACCTGCAACTCTTTGGTGCGCGGATCGCGCTCCTCCTCGCGTTTGATGACCTGGTGGTTGTGCAGGAAGGTGATGTTCTGCCCGGTGGTTTTCGGACTGATCCCGGTAAGTTTGCCGACCTCCCATATTTTGACAGGAGCAGCCTCATCGGGGCTTCCAGGAGGATGCCTGCGCAACTCGCGCGTCGTGAGCTTGACACTGGGGATAAGATTCCGGTGTGCAAAGAGTTGATCCTCCCAGTCGATGAACTGGTGAAGTTCGTCGTTTTCCTGCTGGAGGGAGGCGCATCTTGCCTGTAGCCGGGCAATCCGTTCTTCGATCGCATCGGAGTAAGTGATAACGTAGTTTGGGGATTGTGCAGGCGGTGCTACCATACCTGCACCTCCCCATAGTGCTGCTGAAGAGGAGACTTATTGACATTTCCCCATGGACGGAATACACTCCCCACGGAAGGGGGGATGTAGTTGACATAATGCCACTCGGAATGTAGAATTATGTCAAGTATAAGCCTATTCTCGTTTTTCTTCACAGGAAAACCGTCCTTTCATTGCAGCCAGCCCTTGCCTACCTCCAAGCAGTTAGGGGCTGGCTCTCTCTCTATTTCCAATAAAAAACGCGCGCACCTACCTGGTAAGAAACCTCTTGCACAGAATACCCGGCAGGCTTGCGCGCGCTGATCGATTTATTACGTCACTTGTCCGAGCAAGCTTTGGTTCATATTGTAAATAGATGCACTTGCCTAGTCAATATGACATAGAGTTATACTCAATGACTGAATAGTCCGATGTGCAGAACATGTTGAGAACATGTGTACAAGATGTTGATAACTGCGCATGCAAGAACCTTTGTTCCTGGCTATCCCTGGTATAATGTGAAGCGGGTCCGTGGGCTGATAGTGGTTCGTTGTTCAGGCGGTTGCTATCAGCCCCGGGGCTAAGCCGCATCTTTCTCTTCTTTGCTGGCTTCCTGCTCGGCTTTCTGCCGCTGCTGCTTGATATAGTCCTCAATATCTGACTCCTCAAACCGCCATTGCCCGCGCGGCCCGCCGACCTTAAAGCCTTTTAGCTCCTTGCGCTTGAGCATGCGGAACAAGGTGCTCTCACTAATTCCAAGCCGCTCCTGGACTTGCTTGACGTCTAGCAGGGTACTCATGTGTTGCCTTCCTTTCTGGTACTTGGGTTCTAGCTCACAGTAGAATAATATCATATGCCGTCATGAGTTGTCTATAGTTTTTACGACTTTTCTTGAATTCTTGAAAATACCTGATATTGGTGCTGAAAACTATAGACAACTCATGACAACACATGATATAATATCTATAGAGGGTTGGTACTGAGCCAGCCGAAGAAACACCAAGGAGATCAAGAACATGACGACACTTACCGAACTTACCAATCAAGCCATTCAGCTCATGCGACAGAAACAAGCTATCGGCCAAGGTAATCCTGGTTATCAGGAAGTGCATGAAGCCTGGTTGGCAATACAGAAGCAGATCGCCGCCGCTGGAAATCATTCAATGAGCAAGTCTGCTGCCCGCGTAGACGGAAGGAAATCAAAATCATGAAACAAACTGAAATTCAAGCCGCAGCCATCGCGCGCGGAACCGACAAAGTGACACGCGAGCACTTCTACGTTGTGAAGAGCGACAGCAGCGACCGCTGGTACGAAGTACGCTGGCAGGTAAACGCCTGGAGCTGCAATTGCCCGGCGAGCTGCCAGTGCAAACATGTCAGGGCAGTCAATGAAATCCTCCGCATTCGCCGGGCCACGATAGCCCTGGCGATGGGCGGCCAGGTTCCGGCAATCGTGGCGAAGTTGCAGCGCGATGAGGACCGCAAGCTTGCAGAGGCAGCGCGGCGAGAAGCTTTTGTACAGGCCAATTACATTTACGAGTAGACAAGAAGAACCCCAGGCTGACAACTACGAAGAAGTCACCTGGAGTTCAATCAACACACAGGAAGGATATCACATCATGGCAACATTCCCACAACCACAAGCACTTGACGCAGCGCTTATTGTCGGAACATGGGTACAGATCGTAACCAGTGACCAGTATGACGGACTGGTCGGCCCGATTGATTGGATCGACCAGGATCGCGACAACAACCCGTATGGCGTCGATTTGACCGGCACCTCGATCTTTTTTGCAGCTGACGAGCTCTTTTTTGCAGCTGACGAGCTGCTAGCGCTCCCGGGCCAACCAGAGGGCGACCCGCGCCTGACGCGCCTGGTTGTGTTAGATAGAACGGATTACCTGCTGGTGGCCACGAGCCTGGCCCAGCTCGACGCCGATGAACAGGAGTTACGGGAAATTGACAGGCTGCCCTGTGCGTAGGTGAGACTGGCGCCGCCTGGGTGATGAATCTTGGGTGGCGCATTACCATGATTGGAGGAAACGCTATGCCACGCAAACAGAAGAGCGCACCCGGACCATTCTACTATGTCTACACCATGTCCTATCTCAACGCCGAGGTCAAAGCGCGCGTCGAAGCTGGGGGGTATGCCCAGGCCGGCGATATCGTGGCCAAGCTTGCGCCCCTCTCCAGGTCAGAATACAAGGCAAGCCAGGCGTTTTTCAGGGCATGCCGGGCGGCCAGGCGCAACCCGCTCGCCTATCAAGTGCTCGTGCAGGTCGGCCAGGAGACGATTATCGATGTGGCAATCAAACAGTAATCAGGACGCCTTAGCCTGGCCCTCATGCCGGCGAGGGCGTCTCTTGCGTTCGGCTTCCAGGTGTTCAGTGATGGCGGCCAGGGCTGCCGATTGTGCGTCCTCTAGCCGCTCGCCGTCAATCTCCAGGTGCGCGCCGATTTCGGGCACGGTGACGAACTGGCCGCCCTTGCCGTTTGGCTCGAAGTGGATCGTAAATGTTGTTTCGCCCATAAAATCCTCCTTTGGAGGAAGTATAGCACATTACCGTGTCTTGGCGAAGCAAGAAGAAATCTGTTTATAATAGCATCGCAAGGAGAAACTCTCATGATTGATCACACCTGGCGGTCCTGCCTCGACGCGTTCTTGAAGGCAAACCGGTCTGCAACCAGCCGCGAAACCTATCACTCGATCCTGAGCACCTTTCTGCATGATCTTGGTGATATCTCACCAGCTGAGGTGACCGACGCCACGATCGAGTCCTTTCTAGCAGAGGGTTCGCACGCACCGCAAAATCGCGGCCAGGCTGTGAGCATGAGCACCTGGCGACGGCGTGTGGGCATTCTTGCCTCGTTCTATCGCTTCGCCGGGGCCTTTCTCGTAGATGGCGAACCGCTCTATCAGAAACCCCTACCTGCCTTACTCTCGAACTGGCAATCCAGGCCCGCTGCGTCGCTCGATGGCCCTGCACCGTTTTCCCACTTCCCACCCGAATGGCGCGAGGCCACGGAGCAATTCTTGAGCCAGTTGTGGGAGCGATCTGGAAGCGATGCCACCGTCGAGTCCTATCGCATGGTCCTGCGCCGCTTTTTTGTGGCTCCGCGTACGCCCGAGCGCGCGACGCGCGCTGATGTACTGGCGTTCCTCTCGCAGAAATCCGAGAGCAAGCGCAATCGTGGCAAGCCGGTTGCGCCGGCGACGCGCAATTTGCGGTTATGTGTGCTCCGGAGTTACTACGGTTGGGCCAGTAACTGGCTTATCCCTGGCACTGATACGTTTTTGTTCGTGGGCACACCGCCGGTGCAGGGGGTTGGCTACGGAAAGCCGGACGAATCCTATAGGGCTCTGTCTGAATCAGAGCTAGAAGCCTTTTTTGGCGCGATCTCCGATTCGAGTGTCATTTCGCTGAGGGATAAATCCATTTTTGTCACTTTTCTGGCGTGCGCCCGCAGGCGCGGAGAATTGGTAAATCTGAAGTGGGGGGATATCACCTCAGCTTGGATCGTGGACACAAACGGGCAGAGGCGCCGCGGCTTCCTTTATACCTTTAGAGGGAAAGGCCATAAGCGCATGCTCGATACACAAGAATTGCCAGCATTCGCCTATCAGGCCATTATCGCCTATCTGGAGGCCTCGGGCAGACTCGCTACCATCCAGCCAGATGACCCGGTTTGGACGAGCACCCATCCGGGCCAGGGGCGACGCGGCAGCCTCACAAACCAGCCCCTGGGCGACGATTACGTGAACAGTAGATTTCGTCAGATCTGCCAGCGAGCTGGTATTGAAGATCGCGCAGGCTTATCGCTGCACAGCTTCAGACATAGCTCAGCGCTCCACAGATACGCCCTGGGCGAAGATCTGCTTTCCCTGAAACGTCTTCTAAGACACTCGAATCTGAGTACCACCGACAAATATCTCCGCCAGCTTGCTGGCACGTCGGATGAAGGTGCTGAACGCTTGCGTGCAAGATTTGCCTTCCTGCGCTAATATCGTATTGATCACACAAGAAAGGATGAATCGTAACAACTGAATAGCGTACATACCAATTAGGAGTGAGCGCTGTATAAAAAGATATAGCGCTCGTTATAATTCTTAGGAGTATTATGTTTAAGGACATGGAGAAAGCAATAATGCCTCTACTACAGAATTTGGTAACCGTTACAACAATTATTCAGAATATTGCTGTTATCGTTGGGATTATCTTTGTGTGGCTGCAATGGAATGTTGCAAAAAGGCAGGAGAAACGTTTGAAAAAAGAACGCTTGGGAGAAATTGCTGATGAAATTATGTTCGTTACTGGATATTACGAATCACTATTGGGCGTCAAGGGCTATGTTCCTCGAAAGACACCAATATCGCTAGAGGGACAAGATCCACTCCGTACACGTGAGATAGTGCTAGAAAGACTCATGCGAGATGTTTCATAACCAACTTTATATCCTCTTGTAGTAAAGGCTCTCAATGCTCAATTTCGCGCTGAGAGCCTTTTTTTGATGGGGTAGGTACAATCAAGTAGAACCGCACTAACTGGTAGTCAAGCCTAGATAAGCCGCCCAAATGGGCTAGAAGTAGGCTTTGCTAAATACGCTGTTATGCTCTGTCTGCTATACTCAAGCTGAGTATACTGAAACGGAGAGAGTAGACGGTGATAGCAAGGCTTCGTTTATTATGGGAGTTTCGTTCATTATGGCGGCAAATAATACCACGTCCAGTAATTATCGTAGTGACTTCATTATTTATTCTAATTATTGCACTGTTTATCTTGGGAGGATACAAGTTACATTGGGATTGGACTGGCTTCAATGGTAACAGCAAATCAGGTAAAACACTGTGGGACTGGCTACAACTGCTTATTATCCCCTTTGCGCTTACTATCATTGCGATCTTCTTCAATCGTGCTGAACGTAAAAATGAGCAAAGAATAGCTTCAGACAACCAACAAGAAGCAGCCTTGCAAGCGTACATCGATAGCATGTCAGAACTCATGCTTCATGAGAATTTGCGTAAGTCAGCAGAAGATGACGAGGTACGCAGAATTGCACGTGTACGCACATTGACGACGCTTTCTAGACTAGATGCTTACCGCAAAAGAAGCATGCTTCAATTCCTGTATGAGTCAGTCCTTATAGACAAGAACAAAAATATCGTCACTTTATTCGGAGCCGACCTGAGCGAGGCCGATCTGCGCCTAGCCAATCTGAGGGAGGCCGACCTGCGCGATGCCGACCTGAGCTATACCAACCTGAGGGAGGCTGACCTGAGGGGGGCCGACCTGAGCTATACTGACCTACGTTATGCCGACCTACGCTATGCTGACCTGAGGGGGGCCGACCTGAGCGAGGCCAGCCTGAGCGAGGCCAAGCTCTTCGGAGCCGACCTCAGCGAAGCCAACCTGAAAGGCGCTATCGGTGTTACTGTCGAAGAAATGAAAAAGCAAGCCAAGTCACTCAAAGGCGCAACCATGCCCGATGGGTCAAAATATCCTTAGTCGCTTCCTTTGAGGTATATGACAGTCTGGCTCACCTTTATCTCAAAATCAAACTCAATGTATGAGACCTCCACCGCTTAATGTAGTCCTACCGTACAATCACTCGTCCAAACTATTTCAGACCATTTCTCGCGCATTGCAGTGCGGAAAACCGCCTGTCCTTATTTCCGGTCATCCTGTTTGAGCTCAACGCCCAGGATATCGCTTGTGAACACGATATAGAGCGGCTGACAGCCGTGCATGCCATCCGCCCGGACTTCTATCAACCGCTCGCCAATATCCACCACCAGGGCCGTATATGGACCTTGTGAGGCGTCTTGGTCGTCTCCGCCGGGTTGGATTGCGTACCCCGTGCTGTAGGTGATTCTGTCGTTATAGGTGAGATGCGCGAGATCAACTGGCATGGTCCGCTCCTAACTGATGCTATAGGCTTTGATGCCGATATACGTTCGCCCCTGCGAGGTCCAGGGGCTTAATTCCCCTGTAACAACCACCGCGTCACCCTCATGAAAGGCAAGAGCGGTATCAACAGTCTCCTGGGAGACATGCTCATTGATCCACAGGGTGACATAGGCCAGGGGCTTGTCATCTGCAATGAGCAGCTTTGTGGAGAGATACCAGTTCTGTGTGCTGGCGCTCTGTTTCTTCTCAACGGGTGAGTGCAGCCAGCCGCTGAGCTCTACATTGTTGACTTGCCGATCGCGGGCAGTAGTAGGCTTGTCATCGTCGCTCATCGAAATTCCTTTCTTGTCCACTCCCCCGAATGTGCTTCCGAGTGATTCTATAAGTGACTATCAATCAATCAATCACGCAACCGCGCAACGCTCTACAGGCCGATGCACGATAGGCGCTTGATTGACCACTTGCGTGAAATCGTATGGTTTTTGCGTGAAAATCAGTGGAATTTGCGTGAAAATCAGCACAATCAGTGCGTTTTTCCGTCTAAACGATTGCATAATTTCCTGACTTCGTACTCAGTCCAGAGTGTTGCTTCAGCAATTTTTTTGAAGCCTATCCCCTGCTGGTGCATATCAATCACGACCCATGCTTCCGATGGCAGCGGCTCCTGTGGCTCTGCTTTGCTGAGAGCAACCTGGGGAATCACTTTAGCGTGCTCATGCGTGGCTGATAAGTGTGTCCACGTCCCGTCCTCGTTGCGTACGGCCACGACTTCACCCACGGCCACGACGTTGCGCCGGATGTGCCACAAGCCAATCTTGTGTAAGGTGAAGCTGACCATAAGCGTGCCGGTGCAGCCAAGCCCAAGCACGACCAGGGCGGCCACAAGCCAGCCAATGAGCCCGATGTGGGGAAGCAAGCTGATGTACAAAAAGATGCCGACACTTGCGCCTAATGCGACCACAAAGGCGAGCGCGATGATGGTAAGGCGTTGCATTGGTTGCATATATCCCTCGTTATACAAATTGACTTCGTATCACACTGTACGAGGTTCCATAGCCAGGGCCCATCCTGGCTATTTCAAGTTGTCTAACACCGAGTGATTCGAGGATCGCGCCTGCTTTGCGCTCACTGCCTGCAGGTAACGCTCGGTCATCTTAACGGAAGTATGACCGAGCAGACGCGACAGCTTATAGATATCTCCGCCATTCAAGAGGAATTGCACGGCGAAGGTGTGTCTGAAGGTGTGAGGTGAGCAGCGCACATCTCTGATACGAGCACGCTCCGCAACCTGCTCTATCAGTTGTGCCAGGCCATGAACGGTTAACGGCTCACCGGTCCGGCTTATAAACACATGCTGCTCTGTTTTCTCCCTAGGATGCCGGTAGCGTGTGATATAGCGGCGTAATGCAATCCGGCTTGCCCTGCCAAGTGGCACTTCCCGTTCCTTGCGGCCTTTGCCTACAACTTTGATATAGGCGTCGTCAGTGTCCAACCACACACATGTGGTGACCAGGCCACACAGTTCAGCGGCGCGGATGCCTGTATCGATGAGCAGCGAAAGAATGGCTTTATCACGTACGGGGAATGGCTGCCGCTCTACCGCGCGTAACAATGCCTCGAGCTGTTCTGGGGTGAACGTCTCGATGACGGTCTGTTCAGCCCTGGGCAGGGCAATATGGTTCACCATTTTGACACTCACCAGGTCCTCAAACTCTTCTTCTTTGCTGCACCAGGCGAGAAAGGTTTTACAGTTGATGGCATATTGCTTCACGGTGCTCGAAGCAAGGCCCCCATGGCGTTTACTCACATCTGCGAGAAATTGCCTGATGTGTCTACCGGTCAGCTGCTCCAGTGCGAGCCCCTGCTCTTCACACCAGCGCGCAAATATCCCCAGGCGATTGATGTACCCCCGCCTGGTGTGGAACGCCGTGGTATATTTCGCGTGCAGGAATTCTTCCACTGCTTCGGCAACGTCCATGTGCTATAATCCTTTTGCAAGAAGTCTTCTCCCCAGAAGCGCTAAAATAGTACGTCAATCGGCTTGTAGAGCCGTAGAAAGCGAGTAGAGTATGCTCGAGAGTCCAGTGCGCGATGAATTCATCGTGGCCGGGGATCCCACGTTTCATTATGTCCAATGGGGTGAGCAAGGTTCTCCCATTATTTGCGTGCATGGCATAACGG